GTCATCACCGTTTTCATCTGGTTCAATCTCAATCTTTATACCACCTGCCTCAATACTTACCCGTTCGGGATCTTCTATCTCAATTTCAATATCAGGCTCCATTTCTTGCCCGAGCAGTAAATTTTCATCCAACCCCATCGGGGCTTGCCCTATTGCTTTATCAATTGCCATAGTTTGTCCTTAGTAATAGCCTTCAAACTTTCGTCTAAAGTATTCCGGCTCTTCCGGCTCATCTAAATTAGTACGAATAAACCCACCCTTGCGGAATCTCATCAACGCAAGGGATACGGTATCAACATAGTCATCATGCTCGCCTGATGGGAAAGATGCAACCTCGTCAATCACTTCTTCAGCCCAATTAGTGCCCGGTGCCCACACTCTACCACTAGCGAACAGATCTGACACCGCATTTAATCGGGTAATTTTATCGTTTCCTCTGACCGGGGTGAATTCCTGCACCGGCATCCCCATCGCCCTGAGTTCATATATTAGAGGAGCGCCAGAGGCTTTTTTCTCGATGATCACGCTGTCTGGTTCCCACTCCTTATATTGATCAATGGCCTCTTGCTTAAGCCTTGGGAATTCCATCCGGTCTCTAAAGGCATTGAGCAAAATAATATTGGTCTGATAAATCCCGGTATCGTCAGGGCGCTCAAAGATCCCCCATAAAGTCATGGCCGAATAGTCAGCCCGGTTGGACTTTTCAAACGCCGTGTCCCATGCCATAAGGGTAAAGTCACAGTGTGGCGGGTCGTCCTCCTCCCAAACCCTCCACCATTCTCTTTTTATTATGGCTGAGGATTCAGAGGTTGGGGACTGCTGGTACTGCGCCTGCCATTTTTGGTTTGGCAGTTCAGACTTTAGAGCCTCTAATTCATCTAGCGGCCAAAACTCAGGCCACAAAGGTTTACCAGATGGCAGGATCGCTGGAAACTCAACAACCTCCCATTCCTCTCCGCCCCTTTGACCCTCAGCCTTTAAGACTTGACCTGTTAGATCCCTTTTACCCCACCTGGTCATAACAATTACAATCGCACCACCAGGCTGAAGACGCTGCCGTGGACCAGAGGAGTACCACTCGTAGACCTTATCGTAGATCGATGGGTCGTTTGCTGCTAAGGCTGCCTCCTGCTCTGAGTGAGGATCGTCAATAATCAAAAGATCGGCACCCTTACCAGTCACCGTACCCCCAACACCGATAGCGAAGTAATCTCCACCGGCGTTAGTCGCCCAACGGCCGGCAGCTTTAGAGTCATGCCTCAAAGCCACATTAGGAAAGATCCTTGTATAAGCCTCGCCGTCTACAAGATTTCGCACCTTCCGGCCAAAGCCCACGGCCAGTTCGGCTGTATTAGATGTCTGAATTACCTTCCGGTCTGGGAATCTTCCCAAATACCAAGCCGGCAATAAGTAAGAGGCGAACTCAGACTTAGTGTGCCGGGGAGGCATATTAATGATTAATCTCTTAAGTCTTCCTTCGGCTATGTCTTCAAACTTCTTAGCCATAATTGCATGATGCTTGCCAGATATAAATATCGGCCACATAGTCTTTACAAATTCCAAAAAATCCTTCTGCCCCCGTTCACGGGTCAAAGCCTTTCGGTACTCCTCAGACATAAGTATCAGACTCTCCCTCTCTCCTTCAGGGATCATCTCAACTACCTTTATAAATTTATCTTCTGGGAGATTGACCAGAATCTTTAGGATTTCTTCTTCAGTCGTCAATTTTATGAACCCTCAAATAAGACGGCCGTATAGACCTAGCTCTGCGGGGAATAGACTTACATAACCCAAGTTTCACTAAAGCCCTCATCTTCCTACAAACATTCCCCCTACCCTTCTCACCCGTCAAAAGCATAATGTCATCTATAGAAGGTCCAAAGCCAAACTTCTTCCACCACTCATCAATAACCAAATAGATCTCCTTCTGAGCAGGGGTCATTTTAAATCACCAGAGGGAACCAAATCATCAAGGGGGGGGTTTTCTATATCCAACCCGTTAACTTCCTGTACATTTTCTTCAATGCCACCCCCCTCTGTTACAGAAGTGAGCACAGACTTACCCCCTAAGTCATTGATTTCATTGGATATTCTCAGTGTAACAGGTGTTACACTGACATTTTCGCTGATGCTAGTAAGTTGGGTAGTGGCGTAATTTTCATCGAATCTAGTGTCTGGAATACTAAGCAAGGGGGGGGCTGTGTCGGCCGCCAATTCTAGGGGGTGGCCGGGTGGTGGGTGTCCGGGTGAGCCGATCTCGGTGGCCGTGGTGTCTATTACATCGGCCGCCGATAGAGCCAGTCGCAAGGAATCAATGAGCCGATCCCGGATCAACCTGGAGTCCGTCACTTGCACCACTTCTCGACGCTCAGTAAACGCCGCCACTTCTGTCACCTTCCCCAGTAGCTCCAAAGCACGGAGTTGTTGAGCCGGTGCGATCTTGTCATTGATGGCCGTAGCCGTGAGCCTGTCAATTACTAACGCCCGCAAGTGTGCAGGGGTTGCATATTTCTGCGCCTCAATCGCCCGCTTAAACGCCTCGACTTGTCCTATCACTGCCCCCCGCTTTGCAAGCTCTTGTCCTCTCTTGCTTTGTGTTTCCGGCTTTGCCTTACTTGGCCGGCTCTTGCGGTATGCGCTCGCCTTACTCTCTCCCAACGCTAATTGCCTGGCGAATTCTCTATCTTTCACACTCAGCGCTTTATCTCCCGATCCGGCCGCACCTAGTAGAACCACTTCGATAGGCACAGACTCAAGGCCGGCCGCTATCTCTTTCCGTGTTAGCTTTTTCACGCTTTCCCCCAGGGTATAAAACGAGAATTGAATTGTAAGCCCTTCCCGCCACTTAATGCAAGGGTAATCACTAATTCAAAAAGATTAAAAAAAAGAACTTTTCCTATTGCTTGACTGTCAACAGCCATAGTATTATTCTCGTTATACATGAAAGCGGCTTAATTCATGTATTGCATAAAACCCCGAGAGCCTTTGCCGCTAAGGCTCTCCAACTGCTAGGAGTTTACAAAATGAATATAGCTTTAGAAATGGAAAGTAATCCGCTAAACCTTCGACACACTCTAAAAATCTATGGTTTGCGTTATAGCTACTGGCTGTTGCGCTATAACGGCTCGACCCGTTACCAGGCTATTCGATCAATCTTTTTTGCAAGGGGTTTATAAATGGACTATTTAAACATCGGTTCCACACCATGCGAAGAGTCTTGCGCTTCGGTTGGCTCGCCGGACTATGACCGCATGAGTCGCATAGAATGCCGGATTTTTCTTGATCAGCTTCGCCGCACCTTTCCCGAGCCGGAGAGAGGATATTTTAAGATTAAATCCTTCTCTCATGATTTCGGAACTTATCGGGAAGTCTGCGCCGTCTACGACGAAACCGACGAAGAGGCTTGCAACTGGGCGTTTACGGCCGAAGGTGAAACCCCTACGCAGTGGGACGACATAGCACGGCAAATGCTCCTGGAAGAGTTAAGCCCGGAAAAGTATTACGCCTAGACAACCGCCGGGGGAAACCCCGGCTTTATTGGAGATAATCTAAATGAACACAACCACCACAAAAAACGCCGCCTTTTTTTATATCGACGGGATTCCCACCAAAGGCACTTGGGTAGACCTCGACGAATCCACTACTTGGGAGACGATCGCCGACGCTATTCGGGAGAAGATCCCCGGAGCCGTAATCGATGAGATTCTATGCGCCGACGCCGAGGGATTGGCTAGGCACTTTTTGAGCCGTTATGATTGCTTTTCCCTTAACGAGTGGCAAGAATGGACGGAAGCCGTCGGTCGATCTCATCTAGACCCGGAAATCGTGGCCGCCTATTGCGAGAACTTGGGCGACTGGACGGCGGAGGCCGTATCGGCCGCAGAGGACGCCTACTCCGGGACATTCGACAGCCCGGAAGACTTCGCTTGCGACTATTTTGAGCAGACTATGACCCTTGAGAGTCTGCCCGAGAATCTTCGCTATTACTTCGACTTTGAGAAATTCGGCCGAGATTTACTCATGGGCGACTATTTTGAGTCGGACGGCCACTATTTTAGCAACCGATAGAGGCCGCCATGCTCTACCAATACAAACCCCACCCCAACGACCCACAAGCCGCCGCCCTGCCGTATGGTCTACGCCTAAAGGTAATCCAGGGCACACGGCAAGGGGACACAGTTCAAGTAAAAGACACGGCCGGGAATCCGCTCGGCCGGGTTTTATTTCAATCTTTGGAGGTTTTGAAATGACATGGAACACAGCCCGATCTTATGACCACGCCTATATTCGGAACATTGAGGACGGAGCCGGCGAGATCGTCGCCCAGGTGCTAGACCTTGACGATTACGCCAACGACATCAAACGGGCAAGGCTAATCGCCGCCGCTCCCGACTTACTGGCCGCCCTGCGTCACTTTGTGATTGCATATGAGACCAATATGCCGCCGCCGG